TCGATATCGTCTAGGACCATTAAGTCCGCGCGTGATCCAGTTAGCTGACCAGTAATACCCACGCTCTTCACTGAAGGTGCTTGATGCGGACTGCAATTGACGTCGAAGCTTATCCGCGACCATCTTGAGTCTTCGGATTTGGGTTGCAAATGTGCTAACCATGGTGTTTCGATTATTAGTTTTTGTAAGAAGATGGACATGTTGTCTGCGCGCTCTTTGGAGGCGGAGATGATCATGATCTTCTTTTCGGGGTCTTTGAACAGAGTCCACAACACGAACGCACCTGTGATCCAAGATTTACCAACTCCTCGGAAAGCTTGGATCTGTAGACGTTTTGGTCCGTGTTGTAGATAGTCTGCTATTGCGTATTGCGCTCTAGTTGGTGAAGGGAGGTCAAGCTGTTCCCATAATGCTTGCAGAAACAGCTTGAAATCGTCCTGTAAGGACGTCAAAACGTCATTCATGTACGAAAGTGGAACGGTTTATTTAACAAGCCTTAGAAGGCTGTTTAGAGCCTGTTTGTAGTCGGAGTAATCATCTAGGCTTAAGTTTCCTATTACTACGTTTGAGTCAATATGTATAACGTCGATAGCATTTTTAGCGTCATTCATCTTTATTGCCAGTGGTTCACCTTTGATTGACTTTAAATGTCTTTCAACTTTACTTTTAAAGTTAACCCACTTAGGTTCATTCCATAAGAAAGTATTTAATGGGTCGGAGTTATTTCTTTCTGGTGTACCCCAGACATCCCACCATCTACTTTTTTGGTCAATGTTATGTTCAATAATCCAAGCTGATGTTCCTGTAGCTTGTACTGATCTGAATTTGGTTTCCCCACTTTTAGTTGTATAACGTCTTTTAACGTAGGTAATGCCATCTCTTTTATTATTAGCAGCTCTTTGTTTCTCTAAGCTTTTATAATTTTGTCTGCTTTCTTCATTTGACCAAGCAAGTCGTTTATCTCTTGTTTGACCAGCAGATTTGTTAGTTAGTTTTCGTTGAGCTTGTGGTTGAGATGCTACATAAGGACCACCTTCAAATTTACCACCTTTTGCTCTAGCACCATATCGTCCACCAGTAAGTTTCATACGGTGTAGTTCTCCACCGATCTCTCTGGAAAACCCTAGCTTTTCATACAATGCATATATCTGTTCAAAGTTGACATGACCTTCATGACCCTCTTGTGCTTGATATAAGAATTTCATAGAAGCACCAAAGTCTTCTAAGTGTTGTTTTGTTCCGGGTTCATGTTCACTTTTCCAAGATTTTAACGTCTCTTCTAGTTGGTTAAAAGGTTGTCTAGGTTCTGCTTTTAATCTGTTAAATGTATAGACAGCTTCTAATGATTTCTTAGTAGCTTTTTCTACTTCTGCTGCTTTATGTAGTTCTGTACCTCTATATGCTTGATCTATTCCATTGACACCGTTCTTTATCCCGTTGCCGTTGGTTGCTCCGTTAACTACCCCATTAACTCCGTTTCTTACTCCGTTCTTGACCGTGCGCTTGCCGTTCTTGACAAGAGCTTTCAGGGCATATTCAATTGCCATTAAAAAAGCCGCCCTTGCGGACGGCGGTTATATGTACGGTTGGGTGTTTATCTGCTTTTGTACTTCTTACGCCATTCGTCTAGCTTGCCTGCTTTACGAGCTGCCTTCCAAGCGCGATGACGTTTCTGTAGTTCCCAAAGTTCTTTGTCTTTAAAAGCTCCTGATGCACGAGCTGGGCTATTTCTTGTCTTTTTCTCCCATTCAATTTGTGCCGTAGATTTCTTTTCTGTATTAGGTTGAGGCTTTTTATCTTTGGTTTTGGTTTTGCCATATTGGCTTTCAAAAGTAACCTTTGGTTGAGAAGTAGAAGATTGACTTTCGTTTTTCTTGTTATCTTCTTTCTTGTTATTCTTTTTTTTCGCTTTTACACCGAATAAAACACCCATGGCTCCGCCACTGTTTTTGTAAGCTTGTTGGTAGGCTTTTCCCGCTTGAAAACCTTTTAAAGAACCATGTTCTTTTGTATAAGCGTTTTTAAGCTTGATAAGTCTTCTTTCAATTTCTGTATTTACATTGCCACCAAGACCTTTAATTCGACTATCAGCTTTTAATGGTTTATTTCTTAACCTACGACCTATATTACTAATCTGACGCTCAGTTCCAAGCGCTACTTCGGCAGCTCCAAGTGCTTTAAGGGTATTCGAACCAATTCTTCCTCCTATTTGTAGACCCTTAGCTACAGTCCCTGCACCTCTAACGTTTTTGATTTTCTTAAGTACTCTTGCAGCGTTCTTTTTAACTTTAGGTGCAGTGTCTTCTACGAATTGTTTACCCCTTTTTAAATGACTAGATTGCTTAGGCTTTGTTGTACCTTGCCCATATCTTGTTTCCCACTTTTTAGTTTTGGGATTCCATTCTTGTTTTACGTTGAAACTACCAGATGCTGCTTTTTGTTTTTTAGTAGTAGCTTTATCCCATCGGGCTTTCTTACGTAATTTTAGTTTTTCTTTATTAGCTTTATTTTTTGCATCTATTTTATACTGAGGTTCACGAGTAGTAGTTAATTCACCTTTTTTCCTTGTATAAGTTTTACTTTCGTTCTTTTTTGGTCTTATCTTAACTCTTTTAAATGCTTTGTTTCCAGTAGTCTTTGCTGTTTGATAGAACTCTCTAGCCTTACCTTTTAATTGAGCTGTAGAAAAACTCTTTCCATCTGATTTATATGAGTTTGACTTTGCGTCATATTTATACTTTTTACCATTGATCGTGACTAGCTTGCGTAAATTATTTAATTGACTAATTAATTCAGCTAATGCTTTTGGTAAATCTAATTCTGTTGCCATAATTAATTAATATGTTGAAGAATGATCATTTCTCTCAGAGGTCGATGTCCAAATGTCTGGCGCATCCATCTGAGCCAATTGCTACTACCTTTCCCTTGATTACAAGTTCTGCACGCGGGTACAAGATTGCTTGTAAGATCTTCTCCGCCTTCTGTTTTAGGTTTGACATGGTCAAGTGTAAGTTCGTGTAATTCATAGTTATTTCCGCAATAAACGCATGTGCAGTCGAAGTGCTCTTTTATGGCTTGACGCCAGAGTCGTTTCCCTTCAGAACTCGTCATGGTTATTAGGTTGTATAAGTAATGTTGTGGGCTAGGTAGTAATGGGGTCATTTACGAATCTTTAAAGCTTTTCTTCCTCGGCGTCTGTTAACACTTGGGTCTTGGAGTTTGCCTTGATTGCCTGAGCCTGTATGGGCTGCATCTTTGCCATCTCCGTTGCCATAAGTACCTAGAGTTCGATTCAGTTTGTTAGCTGCGACTCGTATCTTTAATCCTTTTTTTGTTTTGTTGTATCTGGCTTGTTGTCTAAGCCTTACTGCTTTAGCGCGTGGGTTGGATTTGTAATAGTCGCTAGTACTTTGCTTTCGCATATAGTTTTGCCTTTACTAACTCTGGGTCTACTTGTGGCATAACCTGTGCCAACTTTTCTAATGGATTACCGTTATAGGCAACACCACTAATGTCATTTGTCTTCAACCAGTCACAGGCTGCTTTCAAATCTTGGGTAGATGCTTCGCCACTTTTGACCCGTTTA